GGCAGCTGAAAAAGCAGGTATAAGTTATAACACTGCTAAAAAATACAAGTCTATAAAAACTAAAGGTACTGATGAGCAAAAAGAAGCTCTCCGCAGTGGCCAGAAAAAGATCAGCACTGTCTATAAGGAAATTCAAGCAAAAGAAAAGCCTAAAGAAAATGTCCAAAGTAATGAGTGTGATATAGAAAAGCTACTCAAGGGTAAAACAATCAAGACTCCGTATTTGCTTCTTTATTCTAAGCAAGAGGTAGAAACTGGTGAGGAAATGCGCACTTATTTATCTAACTGCAAGCCATATGCAAATCTACTAACTTGTAGAGACTATATAATGAATTTAGTACATGGGAAATGTGATGAAGATGACTTTATGCAATTAAGACTAGCGTTAAAGCGTGTAATTGGTGAGTTAGTTTTGACAGAGGAAGATAAAAATAATGCTGTTGATTATCTAAATAATTACATGAAGGAAAATAATATAAATCCAGCTTAAATTAGGGGATTAAGTGCTAAAAAATAAAACAATACCTAAGGATATACTACAAAGCTATATAGATTGTATACAGAGTAAGGAAGTAGACCTTGTGTTATTAGCAAAGTACCTAGCAGCTAAAAGCAATGGTTTGTTTGAAGTAAGTATAATTAAAAAGAGAAAATCTAACTTTTAAAAGGTTTTATATGTCAAAAGAATATTCACTGATAGCAACTCAACTTGCACAAAACATAGTTGGAGCGTGGAAACTCATTGGTGATAAAGGTTTAAGCCCAAAAGGTGTACAAGAGATAATAAATGCCAGTATTAAGCCTACTCAAGCTCTTCTAAAGTTAGCAGAGAATCATAATGTAAGTAATGCCTATTTTAAAAATAAAGTTCTAAAGCAGGTGCGAAATGATTTGGAGCAAGAGAAAAATAACATTTTATCGGAAGGAGTATGAAGCAACAATATAAGAAAGTTCCTAATAGTTGGAAGTTTATTAGAAGATATGACCAGCCTACTAAAAGGCTTTCTTCTAAAGCCATTGACATAATGTCTGTGGCTATGTATCAGGCGAACAAGTATAATCAAGCTATTTTGACGCATAAAGTGTTGAAGGAAGTTACAGGCAAAGAATACGATCAAAACCGACGATTGATAAAACAGTTGGAATATATTTTTAATATTCAATATTCAAGAAATTTAATAGAAGGTAAGAAAAAGTACACTAACGTCTATAAACTAAAATTTACAAAAAATGCTGCTGAAATCCTAGACAATCCAGAAGCATATTTTGCAGAATTTGAAGATGACATTCCAGCAAAAGAACGCAGCAAAATAGAGCAGCAAAAAGAACGCATTGACGCAGCAAATGATATAAAAGAGGGCAGCAAAAATGTTGCCTCAACGCAGCAAAAATGCAGTGCTAGCGCAGCAAAAATGCTGCCTTGTGGTCATCCACTACATATATATATAAAAAAATTAATATATATAATAAATAAAAAAACTAATGTCGATCTGGATATAGATTTATACATGCAAATAATGGGTGTAAATTTGGCACCAATGTTTGCTGAAAATACTCCAGAGCAAATAGAAAATTTTACTCAGCTTTTAGCCAAGAATTCTCCTTTTAATTTTTATGATGATAGTTCACCTGAATCATTTAAAAAATTACACACACTACAAACATTTGCAGAATTAAAAACACCATACCAAACTGAATTTCAGAAATTAGCAAATAAAGTAAATGAGGAGTGGTACCATTCTTACAAAAAGAAAGAGGCTACATGCTAGAAGATTTACAGCATAAATATGAAGAAATTATTAGCAATGACGTTGAGCATGAGCAATTGCTACTAGGCTGTATGCTATCTGATGAAGTAGCTTTTGAACAAGCAGCAAAGATTCTCAAAGTAGATAATTTTGCCATTAAGCATAGTAAGCATATTTTTCATTTATTACAGTCAGCTTATGAGAAAGGAGAAGATAAAGCCTATTGCAATCAAAAGCTAAATTCCATTACTGAAACTGATTGGAAAAGCATAGATTCAAGTATGCGATTAACTAGGCAGGAATATGTAACAACTTCTTTGACAAAAGCTATAACCATTCCAAAAATAGAGGCTTGTGTTGAGAGCATGCTAAAGAAAATGCAGGAGCAGTATATCAGGCGTACAATGTATGCAAGATATATAGATGCACTAGAGAAACTACTTGATACCAAAAGCTCCGAAGGAGTTCACAATGTAGTAAATTCTGTCGTAGATGATAGTAAATCAAATCTAGAGTTACTTGCTATTGATAACCAAGAAGAAACCTTTTTTCAGCAGGCTTTACGAATATTAAATACCAAAGAAGCAAAGTCAATTAGCACTGGATATAAGCAATTAGATAAAATCATAGGTGGTTTTAAAGGAGGTCAGCTAATTACTATTGGAGCAGGTACTGGCATGGGAAAGAGTGCATTTGCTGTTAATATAGCTCTGAATATTTTGAGGCAAGAATATGGAGTAGCAATATGGTCATTTGAAATGGATGAGTATGAGGTAGTACAACGTTTATTCTCAGTGCAAACTGGTAAGTCTTATAAGACAGAAAGATACCAAGAAGAAAGATATAACTTGATTAGAAAGTTTTTAGAAGAATTATCTCAAGAATTGATAATACGTACCCAGCCAATAAAAGATTTAAGCTTATTTTACCTTGATTGCCAAAAAGGAATGAAAAAGAAAAATTTAAAGGTAGTAATTATTGATTATTTACAATTGATACATTTATCAGGCTCAAACAAAAAAGCAACTAGAGTAGCTGAGATTGAATATATTACTAACAGTTTTAAGAATATTGCCAACGAGCTAGGTTTGGTAATTATCATACTTTCGCAATTATCTAGAGAACATCAAAGAAGAGAGGATAAAACTCCTATCTTATCGGATTTAAGAGATTCTGGTTCAATAGAACAGGATTCAAATATTGTTATGTTCTTGAGTAATTTACCTGAAAAATTAACTCCAAGAATCAGTTTTAGTAAATGGGAAAAACCTATGGCTTTACATGTTTCTAAAAACAGGTCAGGAAGTACAGGCTTTGTGAAATTCAAATATACTGGATATATAACGAAGTTTACAGAGTTGGTAGAGGATGATGCCGTGGTGGCTTAGTAATGTAAATTTAAAAAGGATTAATTATGAAAAGAAAAACACAAGAATATAAATCTCCTGAAGGTTTTTATAATACAAGAGAAGCAGCTTCTGTACTTAATTTATCAATGACATCGATACAGACAATGTGCCGACAAGGAATTTTAAAATCTCGTAGAATATTCAACAAAAAACAATCGCCAGTTCTTGTTTATGTTGATGAAATACATGCATTAAAACAAAAAAGAGAACTAAAGAAAAATACTAAAACAGAAAAGAAAAATAACGTTTCTAAAAATATTGACATCGAAAATTATCTGAACTCAAAACAGGTAGCAAAAATATTGGGTATTTGTGTACATTCTGCTCATAAATTGTTTCATCAAGGTTATATAAAAGGTTTGCAGCATACTCCTAGAGGTCGTTTGTATTATGACAAACAGTCGGTAGAGGATTTTATAAACAAACATTTAAAAAATAATGTTCAAACAGTAAAAAATAGCATTGTCTCAAATGAATCTTCTATAGAAGTAGATAATCAAACTCAGGAAAGTATACAAATCACAGAACAAAATGAATCAAAGGCTCAAAATGTATTAGATTTTTCTGATGCTAAAAAGATCTGTGAATTTACAGGTTCTTATACAAACATTATAAAAGCATATCCTGAGTTAATTCAAAGATTGAGAGAGTCTATTAAGGCTTATAAAGATTTTGATGCTCAAGATGGTTTAAATGGAGCATCTGCGCATAAGTGGTTAAGGTTGCATGGATATATAGCTGAAAATAATACATATTTTGATTTCTTGCTTGAGTGTATAGTAGATGACATTAGAGAATTAGAGTTCTTAATGTCTTATAAAAAGACAAATTACTAATTAAAAAAGAGGGTATATGAAAGAAGCCAAACAAGAAGATAGGTTCAAATTGCTGTATGCTATAAGTAAAATTGACGAGAATTTTCGTGGAGTAAAAAGTAATTTAATAAGATTAGGAGCTTTTATAGAACCTGACAAAATTGAAGAAGAATATTTACCAACTATAAATAAATTGTTGAAGTTGGCGGAGGAGATGGAAGCATTATGGCATTTATCGAATAAAATGTTGACACCCGATGATACCTTTGAAGAAGTAAATGCATTTGAAGATTATTACCAGAACAGGGAGAAGGAAGGAGATGTATAATAATATGGATTGTACAGACTTTTATAGAGAAACGAAATTTAAAGAGGAATAACATGTCAGGCAGTTTGAATAAAGTCATATTAATTGGAAACCTAGGCAAAGACCCAGAAATTAAAACTACCAACGAGGGAAAAGAGATTGCTAATTTTAGCATTGCAACAACTGAAAGCTGGAAAGACAAATCTAGTGGTGAGAAAAAAGATAAGACCGAGTGGCATAGAGTAGTATGCTTTAATGAAGGTCTAGTACGCGTAATTAAAAATTACGTTAAAAAAGGAACAAAGCTTTATCTTGAAGGTCAGCTACAGACTAGGAAATGGACAGATAAAGGTAATCAAGAAAAATATACAACAGAAGTTGCTTTGCAAGGTTATAATTCAAATTTAGTATTGCTTAGTTCAAATAGTAAAGAATCATCAAAAGGGCAGGGAAGTAACCAAAATAGCAACGCTACACCTGATGATGACCTAGACGATGAAATTCCATTTTAGGAGGAAATATGGCAAAATATTATATGATTGGTATGAATACAGGTAAGGCATATTCACAAGAAGAATTCCTTGTATTATCAGAGCAAGAGATGATAAATGAACAGGCCTTTATACCATTAACATCTCATGCAGAAAAAATTAAAAAAAAGATTCAATATAGACTACCAAAGGTATATGAAGATTTTCCAGATGAATATGAATATGAAGTTAATCCAGAGAACCAATGCCAAGGGCTAAAGATATGGGCAAAAAAGCAGGGACATAATAGTTTCAAGGGATTTGTGCAATATTCTGATCATTTTAAAGAATTTTATTTAACAATGGACGGAATAACTTATACTCCTTTAAAAGATGCTTTTAATATAAAGCCAGTTATTTCATAAAAATAGTTACTATGTTAAAAGACATAATCTATACAATATATTTACTAAGCTTTGCCCTGCCATTCTTTAAGATGTTTAATGTACCAGTAATAAAGGACTGGTCATGGTTTACAGTAATAGCTCCGTTCTGGGCAACAACATGCATAGGATTAATTGTTGGTTGGTTTGTGTTGTTGTTAAAAAAATAGTCCATAGAAATATCGTTATGGGAATTCCCGTAACGGCTTCAATTCAAGCCAATCTCCTTATTTTTTAGCTGTGGTATAATAAAAAAGAAAAAACCACATGCTAAATTGGACATCTAAAACTATTCAAATATCAGAATTAAAAGAATATGAGCATAATCCTCGTAGGATAGGCCAAAAAGAGTTTGAAAAATTAGTAAGCTCTATAAAAGAAGATGGTTATCACCAGCGTATCATAGTCAATCAAGACAATGTTATTATAGGTGGACATCAGCGTAAGAAAGCTCTACTTGAAGCTGGATTGAAGCAAAGCGATACAGTAGAAGTTCTTATTCCAGACCGCATACTCACTCAAAAAGAATTAGACCGAATAAATATCAGGGATAATTTATCATTTGGTGAGTATGACTTTGATATACTTGCTAACAGATTTAATGTTGAAACTCTTGTAGATTTCGGTTTGCCTGGAGATATGCTAGTTGGTTTTGATGATGATAATCTACTCGCTGATTCAGAGGATAGCCCAGAATTAGAAACTTTACCAGCAAATCCAAAAACAAAACTAGGTGATGTCTATATATTAGGTAATCATCGCCTGATGTGCGGAGATAGTACCAATCCACAGCATGTAGATAAACTCTTAAATGGTGCAAATCCAATATTAATGGTAACTGACCCACCTTATGGAGTTAACTATAATCCAGAGTGGCGGGAGGAAGTAGATAAAGGAGATAGAAACACAGGCAAAGTATTAAATGATGATAGATATGATTGGAGTGATGCATATGCATTATTTACAGGAGATATTGCATATATTTGGCACCCAGCATCCTATACACATAGGTTTGCAGAAAGTATAGAAAATAACGGGTTTGAACTAGTTAACCTTATTATCTGGAATAAACAGCATTTTGTCCTCAGCAGAGGTGACTATCATCATAAGTTTGAGCCTTGTTGGTATGCAGTAAGAAAAGGCCAGAAGCATAACTGGCAAGGTCGGCGAGATCAATCAACTGTCTGGGATATAGATAATAATAACTACGGAGCAAAGGCAAAAGAAGAGCAAACAGGTCATGGCACCCAGAAGCCTTTAGAATGTATGCTACGTCCTATAATTAATAACAGTAAGAAAGGTCAGTCTGTATATGACCCATTCGGTGGTAGTGGCACAACTCTAATTGCTTGTCAAAAGTCAGATCGTAATTGCTACATGATGGAACTCTCACCAGCATATGTAGATATCATAATAAACAGATGGAAAAAAGAAACTGGTCAGGAGGCTATTTTAGATGAGTGAAAAAATTGAACTAGATGAATTACAGATTAGAGATATTGAGACTTTAGCTGGCTATCTTACAATAAATAAAATAGCTGATTATTTAGGCATTGATGAGCGTACATTTCATAGATTAAAAAAAAGAGATGAGAGGGTACTGTCAGCATACAGGAGGGGGGTGTCTCGTGCCGAGGGTATGGCATCAAATAATATAAGAAAATTCATGCAATATGATAACCAAGAAGAGGGCGAAGAAAAGCCTAATATTGCACGATTACAAATGCAGCTAGATGCTACTAAGTTTTATTTAAATACAAAGAGTAAGTGGTCTAAACAAGAAGAAAAAAAAATTAAATTTGACATTCCTGAAGGGGTAACTCCATTAGATATACTTGACAAGATAACAAACGAAATACGTGATGGAAATATTACTTTATCAGAAATCAAACAACTAATAGAGCTTGCTCAAGTAAGGCAGCAATTACTTGCAAAATCAGATTCAGAAGAGCAAGAGCAAAAACGCTATAGTCTTGAAGAGTGTTTGGAAATATCTGAGAAGTTACTTGGTGCAGCTGATATACTTGAAAAGAAACTAGGAAGAAAATCTAATGAACAAAATTAAACAAAGCGATCCAGACTTTTATTTTGAACATATATATGAAAATAAAAATCGCAATCATGATACAGCTAAAACTAGAAGCGTCTTTAAACCTAAGGAAGTTGAAGACTTAAAGAAAAGCCATGATTACTGGGAAAGTGCTAGGCTTAAAGCGTGGAGTGAGAGTTTTCAGGAATCTAAGAGGAAACGCAGTAGTGAGTCGTTTGAGTATTTACTATGAAGAAAAAAATTGTATCAAAAAAGAAAAATAATCAAAAATTATGCTGTAAACACTGTAAAAGTAAAAACTATGTAAAACATGGTACTTCAAGAGGTTTACCAGTATTTAAATGTAAAAAATGTAATCGTACTTGGGTTGATACTTCTTCAGCAAGAAAATTTTTAAAAAAAGCAATAGAATGCAGTCATTGTAAAAAACAAGAGGCTTTAAAAATACAAACTTTTGGTTTAATAGATGGTAGCACTAAAAATATATATGAATGTAGGAGTTGTAAGAAGTTAACTAATATAATTATACCTCCTAAGGTTGAACTTACTAATAAAGAGATTGTAGCTATAGATAAGCTAGATATTAGTTATAAACTTGCTGAATGGAGGCAAGGATATTTGAAACGCAGGTCAGAGCCTAAAAAATATGAGCCTATGCTGTATTTCCTAGATTATTTTAATGGTATTAGTTTATAACATGATGTACGAGCCTTACTTTTCAAAAACAAATATTATTTTAGAAGATAAATACCTGAGAAATCTTATAGATTATCAAGAAAGTCAAAAAGCATATTTGAGACAGTTTGAAGAATATAAAAAGTTACCACTTTCTTCTAATTGGATAAAAGAAATATATGCAGCTGATGTTAATTTAACTGATTATGATCAAGATAAGATAGATTTAAAACTTAAAAAGCTAAATGCAAAACTAAGAAAACAAAAAGAAGAAAATCAGCATAAAGAATTAAAAGAAATAGACATTATTTAAAAAAGCGAGCTAGCCAGAATGGGTCTGACTAGCACTAACTTTGTAACCCTTTAAATTACAGAACCATTATATTTCCTTTATTTTCTGTAGTCAAGAGAGTTGTTTTAATTTAGGAGGTAATATTATGCCTAAAAAACGAAATATACATACCTACGAACTGAGACAAGGTCATAAAGTTGTACATAGAGGAATTACAATAGCTTTATATTTTTATAAATTTATAACCTCTATTGAGCCTTTTCTTTGTTATTTGCTCAACAGTTTTTGCAACTTCTTCTTCGTTTTTACAGGGAATTACCTTGTAGTTGCCAAGATTACCGCCAATGCGTCCCCAAACACATATAACGTCAATAGTATTAAACAAGGTTTTTTGTTCAAATAATTTGTAATATTTATGCTGATTAGTCCAATATAAAAACATAGTAAAATAGAAGTTAAGTTTCGGATTTGCAATGATTGTTGAGGTAGTAATATAGGGTTGAGCGTCCAATGCCATATTTTTTAGCTAAAGCTCCTTTATGTACTTTTGTAGTATCTGTTTCTTGAGCAAGGATAGACTTAATTTCTTCCGCTTGTTCGTCAGTTAATTTACGCATACGCTTATAAACCCCACGCTCTTTCGCCTTTGCAATGCCTTCAAGTTGGCGTTCTCGTATTAGGCCATGTTCAAATTCGGCAAAAGCCCCCATAAGAGAAAGCATAAGTTGTGACATGGGAGAGGAGCTACTAGTAAATTCTAAGCCTTCTTTTACAAAATTCACTTGAGCTTGTTTATCTGTAATAGTTTTAATAATACGGCGTAAGTCGTCTAGATTTCGTGCTAATCTATCCATACAATGTACATAAACAACATCGCCATCACGAACATAGTTAAGTAATTCTTCTAGTTTAGGACGTTTAGTATCTTTACCCGATGCATGATCGGTAAAGATTAGGTCAAGCTCCATACCATCAAGCTGTCTTTCTGTGTTTTGCAATTTAGTGCTAACTCTTACGTAGCCTATTTTTTTGCCAGTCATGAGTTGTTATACTCTTGTTTTGAATTTATTATAAAATTAATCTTATTTTCTAATACCCGTACTCTTTCAGTAAGAGCTTTTTCCCTATTGGTTATAATGGTACCCATATTCCAACCCACAATACCAGGTAACACCATATACAATACAAATGTTTTTATTCGCTGTTTGTTAAGCATAAGAAAGAGAATTTTATTTAAACCAGAGACCTACTATCAATAATAAATTAGTAAGAAACATTGGAGTAATCCATTTTAATAAATCAAACTTAGCTTTATATATAGCAAGCTCTATATCCGACCTAAGTTGATTGATATCAGTTTTATTAGCAAAATCGTTTTGATCTTTGCTAGTTACTCTAATAATAGTTTCGGCCTGTTTCTTTTCAAAACCTGCTGCTATTAAATCTTCTATTAATGTATGTGTATCAATTAATGCCATAATAATTTTTCTTGCTAATGTTGTTTAATTAGTTTAATACATATAGTATTAAATGTCCAGTTAAAAAGCAAATAACTTTATTAGACATAAGAAAGATATAAAATTATTTATTGTTTAACTACTACACCATTTAGACAATATTAATATTAAGGATAATGATATTAAAAATATTAGAAGAAGATATAAATCGTTTTGTAGAAAATGAAAAAAAAGAAATTGAGAAGTTAATTGAATTTTCACTAAATGAATTTAAATCTACTGAAAATAAAGAAGTCACAAAAATAATCAAAGATTCTCTAAAATCTTGATTTGTTACTAAGTTTGTAATATAATGCTATTAAATAATAGCAAGAGGTTAATATGAGTGCAATTACAATACGTATTCCAGATTCATTACATAATGATTTAAATGTAGTGGCTAAATATCAAGATAAGCCTAAAAGTCGTGTTATAAAAAGAGCGTTAGAAAATTATATTTTAGATATTCTTGAGGATATAGAAGATATAAAAGCTGCAGATGAAGCTATAGCAAGAATAGAAGCTGGTGGTAAAACATATTCATGGGAAGAAGTACAGAGGGAATGTGGATTATTGGACGATTAGATTAGAGGAAGAGGCTAAAAAACAATTAAAGAAACTTGATTTTGATACACGTAAGTTAATTCAGAACTATATCAATACCAGGATACTATCTTGTGGTAACCCAAGAGATAAAGGCAAGGCATTAACTGGTAATAGAAAAGGCCAATGGCGTTATCGGGTAAACAAGTATCGTATTGTTTGTCGTATTCAAGATGAAGTGCTTACAATCTTAGTATTACAAATTGCCAAGCGTGATGTTGTATATGATGATTAACTTCAGCATTTAAAAAAGTGGCGAGTACTTGCCACTAATAAAAATTTATAGCTACAGCTGGCTGGTGCTATAATTAATAGTTTTACTTCTAGACACGAAGCCAAACATAAAGTAGAGTAAGCCTATCATGTCATGATGGTTAATGTTAAAATAGAGGTCAGCTTGAGTGTCTGCTCAAGCTCCTCGGTTCTTTCTTGTATCATATATATTATATTGACTTACAACTAAAAAAGACCTATAAATAAGTCATAAATAATATGGTAATGTTTATGAGTTACGAAATTTTATCCAACATGGCAACAAGTATATCTGAGCTAAAGAAAAATCCTATGGCAGTTATTAAGAGTGCACAAGGTGATGCACTGGCAATATTAAACCATAATAAGCCCGTAGGATATTGTGTTCCTCCTAAAATATATGAAGCAATGCTTGATATAATAGACGATTTGGAGCTTGTTAAAATTGTAGAAGAGCGTTTACAAGAAGAAGCTATAGCAGTAAATATAGATGACTTATAAGTTATTATTTTTGCCATCTGCTAAAAAGGAATGGAATAAACTATCTCATGAAATACGAGGGCAGTTTAAAAAGAAATTAAAAGAAAGATTGGAAAATCCAGTTGTTCCCAAAGATAAATTAATTCGTATGAATAACTGTTATAAAATTAAGTTAAGGAGTAGCGGATATAGGCTTGTATACAAAGTGATAGACAAAACAATATCAGTTCAAGTTATTGCGGTAGGTGTTAGAGATAAACTAAAAATATACGATATAGCTAAAGAAAGGCTATAATCTTTTTTATGCTATAATACAAAATATCAATAACTAACTGACACTAATAGATATGAGTAGAGCTAAAAAGAACTGGATTGAATCCGCAGTAAAAAAACCAGGTGCATTACGTAAGAGTTTAAAAGTAAAAGCTGGAGAAGATATTCCAAAAAATAAACTAGATAAAGCTCTTAATTCTAAAAATAAATTAACCGCAAAACGAGCAAGACTAGCCAAAACTTTAAAAAAGTTTCACTAAGGAGATTTGATGTCGATTACTCAAATACTCAAACAATTTAAAAATGACGGAAACTTACTATCTCATATTAAGAACATTGGATTACAATATAGAGTACAAGCTTCTTTCCATGAATTCATCAAGCAAGCATGGTCTGCAATTGAAGGTGGTGTAAGTTTTGTCGATAGCTGGCATATACAAGCAATAGCCGAACATTTAGAAGCTTGTTATCGCAGGGACATAAAAAAACTCCTAATCAATATCCCGCCAAGAACAAGCAAAAGCACAATAGTATCTGTGATGTTTCCTGCTTGGGTATGGCTGCATAATCCAGAGGAAAAGTTTCTCTACTCTTCTTATGCTGGTTCACTTTCAATAGAACATTCCTTAAAATGTAGAAGATTAATAGAGAGCAACTGGTATCAAGAACGTTTTGGTGATTTATACCAATTGTCTCGTGACCAGAAAGCTAAGGGATTTTTTGACAACAATAAAAAAGGTACTCGTATAGCTACATCTGTTGGAGCAAGTGCAACTGGTAAAGGTGGAAATTTCTTAATAGTTGATGATGGCAATAATGTACAAGATGGAGAGAGCGAAGTCAAACGTAAGGCTACAATTGAGTGGTTAGATAGCGTATGGTCTACTAGGCTTAATAATCCTAAAAATGATGTGCAAATTATTATCCAGCAAAGATTGCACGAAGAAGATATTACTGGTCATATTATAGATAATGACATAGATAATGAATGGGTCAAACTAATTCTACCCATGGAATATGAGTATGTTCGCAAAGCACAAACTGTAGTTCTACCATCGACTAACGGCAAAGTTTGGCAAGACCCCAGAAAAGAAGAAGGCGAGTTACTATGTGAGCAAAGATTTTCGCTTGAAGAAATAAGGCAATATAAACATAGATTAGGCTCCTATGGCTATGCTGGCCAGTACCAACAAAGACCAGCACCAGAAGAAGGTGGGATTATTCAAAAATCATGGTTTAGATGGTGGAAAGAAGAAACTCCCCCTGAGATACAATTCATTGTGCAAAGTTGGGATACTGCGCTTACTGCTAATGAAATGTCCGCATATTCAGCCTGTACTACTTGGGGAGTATTCTTAGACCATAATTATATAGAGCATTTAATCTTACTTGGTATGTGGCGTGGGCGAGTTGAATACCCAGAACTTAGAGAAATGGCTAAACGTTTGTATTTTGACTACCGAGATAATGGCAAGGAACATAACCCTAAATTTAAAGGTAGGCAACCTGATTTATGTTTAGTAGAGGCAAAAGCTTCAGGCGACCCATTAATACAAGATTTAGCAGCAGGTGGAATTAGAGCAGTAGCATTTAATCCGAATAAATATGGCGATAAAATTCAAAGAGTTAGATTAGTTACTCCGCTTATAGAAGGAGGCAGAGTATGGCTTCCAGCTATGCATCCTAAATATAATTCTTTGCGTCCTCATGCAGAAGAGTTTCTAGAAGAGGTAGCCACTTTTCCAAATAGTACATCAAGAGATTTAGTAGATACCATGACTCAAAGTTTACTTAAATTAAAGGATGGGAAATACTTGCTTAATCCTAAAGATGAAAGGCCAGAACCTCCTGATTATCACAAACCTAAGAAAGTATATTAGAGATTAGATAGCAAATTACTCGTTACAATGAAAATTATCAACAAAATATTTTTGCATGATACACTTAATTTCATATTCATCCAGCTTCATCTGATGTTTATTAATATGTAATATGGGTATTTCAAAATCTCTAAATGCAATAATAACCTCAGAAGAACTAGCTTTTTTTGCATCAGTAACTATTGGAAAATAAATAGGAAAATCTTTATCAACATTTTTGCCAAAAGGTTGGAAAATATTACCTGATTTTTCTATGCGTATTTTATAACTATTAACAGTACCAACAACAAGATAGCCAACTTCCTTTCCAATAACAAAGAAGTCATCAGATGAATTTATTTTTTGAACAAGTTCGTCTATATCAGATTTAACTTCTTTTATGTCGGATTTATTAATTTTCTTAGCTTTTTTCGTCATTTTTTACCTGTGTTATAATAGTGAATAAGAATATTTGCTTAATATGAAAATTTCAACAGAAAATATCACACCTGTAGAAGAATTGGAAGACGGCTCTACTATTTATGAAGTTGGCGCGTCTGAAATAGAGCCAAATAGTGACAATAGTTTTTATGCTAATCTAGCAGAAGATATGACTGATAGTAGTAGACATAAATTATCTACCTATCTTTTAGAGCAGATAGATGAAGACATAGAAGCTAGAAAAGATTGGCTTACATCTGTACAGAAGGTAAAAGAATATCTGGGTTTTTCTTTGGAGGACTTAAAAGACATACCATTTGCCCAGAGCACTAGAACCTTTGATACAACGCTCTCTACTGCCCTTATTAGATTCTATGCAACAACTAGAGCCGAACTACTACCGCAATCAGGACCTGCTGGTTTTAAGATACGGGGAGAAGTTAGCGAGGAGTTAGAGAAAAAAGGTGAGTTGATTCGTAACTGGCTCAATTATTTTCTAACAGTAAAAGATTATGCTTACTATTCTGACTTTGAACGTTTTCTGCTTTACCTAGGGTTATATGGTAGTGGCTTTAAGAAGGTCTATTACGATAAGCTGTCAAATAAGCCAATAAGTAGATTTATAATGCCAGAAGATTTTGTTATTGATGGCGATTGCACTTCTGTTCTAGAGTCAGAACGCCTTACTCATATTCTTCACCTATCAAAAAGAGAAATTATCTTAAAGCAGCAAAGTGGTATTTATCGTGAATGTGAGCTTCCTTATTTAAAGGGTATTGATGCAAGTGATGAAGATGATGATACGGATAATAAGAAAAAAGATGGAATAGATTTAAGTGCTTATACTAAGCAGTCATTATTTGCTATCTATGAGGTGCACACTTATCTTAATTTAGAGGATTTTACTGATAGTAGTGATAGTAAAAACAGCACGGAAGTACCTCTTCCTTATGTTGTAACTATTGATAAGATATCAAAAGAAATACTAGCTATTAGGCGTAATTGGGATGAGCAGGACGAAGAAAGAAAACGCACTAATTATTTTGTGCAGTATAATTACCTACCAGGCTTTGGCGTATATGGTATTGGCCTTGCTCATTTGCTTGGTTCAAATGCTATTACTCTTACTAAATTATTGCGCCAGCTTGTAGATGCAGGTTCATTTAAGAACTTACCTGGTGGACTTAGAACAAAAGGCTTTAAGCAGCAAAATAATGATTTAATAGTAGGTCCAGGTGAATTCGTTGAGATCGATACAGGTGGGGTACCTCTATCAGAAGCCTTTATGCCTCTACCATATTCAGAGCCATCGCAAACTCTGCGGGAATTAAGGTTAGAGATAGTAGACCAGTGTAGGGAATTAGGTTCTACATCAGAGCTTGGCATGCTGGATTCTAAAGAGGATATACCAACAGGGACTATGCTTGCGGCTCTTGAGAATAATAATCGCATTCAATCAGCGGTACTTCGGTCTATCCATCATTCTTTAAGTTATGAATTACAGCTAATAGAAAAGCTGTTTAGAGATACTTTAGAGTATGAAGAATTTAGCTTTGGTAATAGTAATTCTGTTATTTCATCGGAAGATTTTATTGATGAAGTAAAGATAATTCCTGTCTCTGACCCATCAACTAACTCTAAAATACAAAAAATCATTAAAGCACAGGAGGTGCTACGTACCGCTGAAGCATCTCCAGATTTGCATAATATGAAAGAAGTGCTGCGTATTAATTATGAGGCTCAAGGTTTATCATCTGAGGAAATAGATAAGATACTACCAGCAGATGAGGAGCAAGAAATGCCGCCACTCGACCCTATAACTGAGAATATCAATATTCTAATGGGTAAAGGTGTTTCTGCTGCTATGTGGCAAGACCATGCTGCACATAAGATGGTACATGGAACATTTGCAGAGCAGCATCCAGAGTTACAAGCGCAAATTATGGCTCATATTACCGAACATGAAGCATATGAGTATTTGATTAAGATGCAGCAAATGATAGGTAGTGAATTACCATCACTTGAGGAAATACAAAATCCAGACATTCAGAATGCTATAGCTTTAGCTGCTGCTGGTGGAGTAGATGCTTCAGGAGAGGCCTCTAATAGCACTCAAGGTCCTATTGACCCTAATGAGCTTATTTTAGCTGATATCAGACAGAAAGAAGAAGAGGTAAAGGCAAAAGAGCGTATGGCAGATAAGAAGCTGGAATTTGATACATTCAAGACTCAATTAGATTTTGAAAAAGAAAAAGCCAAGATTGAGTCCAATGAAGATATAGCCGAATTAAAGGCTGAAACTGAACTTAAAAAATCATCCAATCAATAAACTTTAGAGGAAAATAATATGGATAAAAATATGAGAGCTGGTTTTCAAGGAAAGAAAGATGCTATGAGAGAATTAGCAGATAAACTAATGAATCATCCAGGAACTGCAAAAGATGTATACCCATCTGCATCTAGTGCTGATAAGGAGCAAATGAGATTATACAAAAAAGGTGGTCCAGTTAAAAAGTTTGCTGCTGGTGGAGTTGCTAAAATAAGGCATAAACAGGCTACTAAAAGCGGCGCACCACTTCCTGCTTCAAAGCAAAAAAGAGGTTGTAAGAATAAATAGATGTTGTTTGAAAGATTAATGCAGGAAATGCGGGAAGAAAAAAGCAATCTAGAGAAAATGATTTCTCAGGGTCAAGTAGAAGACTTTGCTGATTATAAGTTTCTTGCAGGTAGGGTCAGAGGACTTACAGATGCAATAGATATTTGTAAATATACATTTAAAAGGTACGACAATGAAGAATCAAGTTAAAGAAGATATTGGTATTGACTTAAAAACTTTTGATAAGGATGCAGAAATAGCCAAGTTCAAGAATATCAGGCCAACTGGTTGGAGTATAGCTGTTAGGCTATATACGCAACCGCAAAAGGTTGGAAGTCTATATATGCCAGATAGTTATAATGATGAGCAGAAATATAGAAACTTTGTTGGTTTAGTAGTTGCCATGGCTGATGGAGCTTATAAAGATGAAGTCAGATATAAAAATACAGGTCCTTGGTGTAAGGTTGGGGACTGGGTATATTTTCCCCGTCATGCAGGATATCAAATCAGTTTTAGAGGAATACCAGTTTATATTTTAAATGATGATGTAATAAGTGGTGTTTTAGAGGACCCAATTAACGACATTCCAAATATGTCAAAATAGCAAGAGGAAACTATGAATGAACATTTATCACAAGACACCTCTGCCGCTCATACTGAAGATACAAGCGGTTTAGAGGAATTGAAAAAAGCAATGGATGAAATAAATAAATTAAGTAATGAATCTAATCCAGAGCCTGATACTACTGTAGAAGAAAAAGAGGAATTAGAACAGGAAAAAGTTGTTGATGGTAATGAAGACAATTCTGAAGATATTACTGATATAGACCAGACAGAGCCTGCAGAAATTGAAGAGGCTCCTGATGAAGAGTCAGAAGTTGAGTCTAAACCTGATACTAAAAAGCAAAAAGAAAAGAAATTCTGGAAAGAGCGCAGGGAAAAATACAAAGTTCTTGCAGAAAGAGATAAGCTTGCTGCTGAATTAGAGGAATTAAGGGCTCAACGTGATAAAGCTTTAGAAGTTGGTAATTATCATTATGGTCAGAATGCTTATTCTGACTTGGAAAAAGCTAAACTTCTAAAAAAGAAAGCTATTGAAGAAGGTGATATTGATGCTTAACAGAAGCTGATATTGCTCTTGTAAGAGCTGCTAATGCTGTTGATGAAGTTGAGAGATGGAATTCACAGTCTAATACTCAAAGTAAAACTGAAGATAATGTTCAAAATAGCCAGAATACGCATAATATTTCTCTTGCCCAGCAGGAAATGGCTAAAGATTGGCTTGAATCGCATCCAGAACTTAATCCAGCTTCGGGCAATTACGATGCTACTTTTGCACAAAAAGTAGGAAACTATATAAATGCATTAGATCGCAATATTGCAGATAGCGGTCAGTCAGAACATTATTTCTCAGACGCTTATTTTGAAGCAATTGATAATCATATTGATAGTATAAGAAAGCCAATAGTTAAAACAAATACCCCACCAGCTTCTGCTGATAATGTTGCAGGGGTTAAGAAGTCTTATCAATCACATGGAGGAGTGGCGGGAAGAAATACCCAGAAAATAATATTAACTGCCGATGAGAAACGTATGGCTTCTAATGCAGGTATTTCTGAAGAAGATTGGCTTAAATATAAAATTGAAGATTTAAATAAACAAAAAAAGAGAGCATAAATTATGACAAAAAATAAAGTTATATCTAGTAGAGAATCAGAACAAAGGTCTCATAACACTAGGGATTCAGAAACAAGAACATCTTCAACTAGAGAAGCAGACCTTAGATCACATACAATGCGCAATGATTATGATATGGATTATATTAGTCCACTTGATGTACCTGATAGTATAAAAAAAGATGGTTATTCTTATAGATGGGTTAATACCTCTATAAAAGGTGAAGAAAATTATCGTATCGATGAAATGGCAGCTAAAGGCTGGACTTTAGTGCCAGTAGATAGAAGTCCAAATATTGCCTTTGACCCTCTGGGACGTAATCCATTATCTAAGCAATATATTTGTTATAAAGATGTGGTTTTAATGGAAAGACCTACTGTTTACTCAGATAGAGAAAGAGCAAGGTTAGATGCTATTAATAGAAATAAAATTAAATCGTTACGTGGTGTTAGTAATGATGTTGGCAACATGTCCCATACCAGTACAACTTCAATAGACAGTTTTTAACTATGGCAATATTACCTTCAGATTCAAGTTATCAAAAAATATCATTAACAAGTAATATTACTTTATATTGGCCGTTTTATACTCCAGCAGGAGAAAATACTATGACTGATATAATGGATATAGAGCCTGATCAAGATGGTTGGTCTATTACATTACCTGATGCTAGTTTAGCTGGTAATGGCACTAATTTTCTAGTCAATAATATCAGTATACATTCTTTTAAATTATTTAAACATGATGGAATCACTGAACTTGCAACTATTGCTGGTGGTGAGGTTAAATTTATAAACTTAACTGATAATGCAACAAGTAATGGTATATGGTCGGTTATACCTTTTGGAGCAGGGCAGGCTGCTATTACTGCAATTACTGCTACAAGTGGTAATAATTCAATAAATATTACTAACGGCAGTCTTGTTCCACCTGGCGGAGTTATAGATTTTACTCTTCCTACATCGCTTACCAATTTTAATAATATCAATAGTACAGCTTTCCCAGTAATAAAGACAACAGCACCTCTTACTTTTGGTACTGTAGAATTAGTTGCAGGTGAGAATATTGTCATTACTAATGCAAGTGGTATATCAGGAGAGCCAGTAATAAACTTAAATAATACAGTAACAGGACTTAATTCCCTTGAGGTTGGTGATGTTACTATGAGTGGGTCTATTATTACCTCTAATATTGCAAATGGTAATATTGATATGGTAACAAATGGCACTGGCAAACTAAACTTTAATGGTGTAACTGTAGATATTAATAACAATATTGCTAATGTTAATGATTTAACTGTCAATGGCAAATTCAGTAATCCATTAATGCCATCTGCGTGGTGCGTATTTACAGATACTGTAACTGGCAGCAGCAATAATATTGTAAATCAAGCATCTGAGAATATTGCAAGTATTACAGGGGGCAATGGCAGATATGTTCTGACTTTTACTAATGCTATGTCTTCAATTAACTATGGTGTAATTATTACGTTAGGTAGTAATGGTAGCGCATTGCCTCCGCCAGTATATCATGCTTTTTTTACAGTTAGAGAAACTACATCAGCAACTATAGCAATACTCGATGCAAGCGGGGAATTTGTACAAAGTTTTCCTGATGGGGTTACTGTGGTGGTTATGTCTAATTAAAAGATAAGTGGAAAGCAGAATGAAGATTAATAATGATAATTTAATAAATGGGTATATCACTACTGGTAAAGTAGAAGAAAAAGTCGTTATAAAAAAACAATATGAATCTTTATTGTCGCATAATAATTCCATAATACGCTCTTCTGAGTCTAATCAAAAAAATAGTATTTTTGATGTTTCAGCTAAGAATGTGAATATACTCAATAATGATAAGTTGGATTTATTCCAGTTAATAGAATATCAAAATAATAATAAACTGTTGTCTAAAATTAAATGGGAGAAGGAAGTACTTACTAACGATATAAAGAGTGTTTTTGGTTTTTATGAAGACGATTTGAAAAAATATGTTATGGAGAATCAATGGGCAGATAGCTACACTTGTTTTTGTTTTAAAAAAAAACAAGGAGTAAATTCTATTTTTAATCCTGATCTTATAATGGAAAAAGTCCATATGTTTGCACAAAATGACATTCCAAAAGATATGGAAAAGAATATAATAACAACTTTCCAAATATTACTTGTTGAATTGGTTTATACGTTAATGTTAGAACCTAATATCACCCAAGATATATTTAAAAAATATTATAAAATAATTAGTAAATGTAGTCTTCAATATAAAGATGTATTTAATACTATGCTAAATTTATGTCGTAAATATTCAAAAAACGAGGATATAAAAAATTTTTTTTCGCATAAAGAAATGTCTAGTACAGAAAGTATAAAAAACGAAAAAAATAAGTTTGAAAAAACAAAGGATAGTTTTTTAGAGCAAGTTTTTGATACCACTAAGAGTAAAATGAATGAAGAGGAAAAATTAATTGATATCCACATTAATGAAAAATTACTTCAGATAAAAAATTCTAACGAAGAGATTGAGATATTAGGAGAAAATTGTGATTATAAAATATAATTTTTTCTTAGTAAAAATATGTTATAATAGAATTATTAAATCTGAAATAACATCAGGTTAGTTTCTACGAAACTATAAATCGTACTCTTGGTTTTAGCTTTTTCCCTTAAAAAGCATACGTCAGACGAGACATAAAAACGTTGAATTTGGTTTTTAAATCTCACCATTAAAGATTTCTTCGCTATTTTCCGGTTCTACGAACCTTCTAAAATCGTATCTTTGGTTGTTGGTATCTTGCCTTAAAGATTCTAAAAGTAATTTTAATTTTAAAAATAATATAAATACGAGGAAACATTATGGCGTATGGCGTTAATGCTCCTTTTGGTTTAAGACCTATTTCGTCTATAAACGGAGGTTCTTGGACTGAGAAGGTAAATGAATATTTTATCTCTGCAAGTGCAGATGGTGCTACTACTTATGCAAGTAATATTTTTACTGGTGACCCTGTTATCTTTAATACAGTAGCTGCCAATCAGGGCGGAGGTACTATTGCAAGGTATGGATTTAATACAGATGGTAATGCTGGAACTAATGATGTATCAGTAGTTGGGGTATTTGCTGGATGTAGATATACAGATATAAATGGTAAGTTGGTACAATCAGCTTATTGGCCTGCATCAACTAGAGTACAGGCTGATACTAAAATTATTGCATCTGTTATTGATGACCCGAGTGTTGTGTATGATATTCAGGTTTCTACTTGGACGAATGTATTAAACGATGCACGATTTGCCTATAATATGGTTGGTCAGAATTTTGGACTTGGACTTGGAGGAGGCGGTGGAAATCTTGTGCCTAACAATCCAGTTGATGGTAATACACGTACAGGTGAATCTGGCGCATTCTTAGCAACTACATTTACAGCTAATAATCCAGCTCATACAACAGCTACTCTTCCTTTAAAAGTAATAGGTTATACATTAGAGCCAGATAACTTAAATAAGCCGATTAGTTATGCACAAGATGCAACTACTTCGCCTTTTTTAAATGTTAGAGTGGTGATTAATAATCATGCTTTTAAAGCAGGTACACTTGGAATAGTAGCAGCGTAAATTAATATAAGAGGTAAATAAAAATGATTAATACAGGTCAAATTGCCGAATTGCTGCGTCCAGGATTAAAAGCAGTATTTGGTCAATATCCAACATATCCTGAACAATGGACTGAAATCTTTAAGACATATAAGTCTGATAAGTATCAGGAAATCGAAGTTGAAATGAAATATCTAGGAGCTGCTGACATTAAACCAGAAGGTCAGCCTATTGCAACAGATAGTATGGGACAAAGAATTATTACTAACTATGTACATAAGAGAGTAGGATTGTCTTTTACTATTACTAAGGAAGCAATTGAAGATAATTTATATCAAAATCAATTTCCACAGCAAGCGGTATCACTTAGAAACTCACTGAGAGTTACTAAGAATATACTAGGTGCAAATGTACTTAATAATGCATTTAATGCGGCATATCCTATTGGAGATGGACAGCCAGTATGTTCTGAAAATCATCCAATAGATGGTGGAGTATTTTCTAATACATTTAATGCACATGTTGACTTTAGTGAAGCTGGTGTCGAACAAGCTATTATTGCAATTCAGAAATTCCCGATGCAAAGTGGAATACTGGCGCAAACGATGGCTAAGAAGATTATTGTTCCAAGAGATTTACAGTTTGCAGCATCAAGACTTCTTAATAGTCAGTTCCGTATTAGTACAGCAAATAACGATATCAATGCTGTTTATCATAATGATTATATTCCTGAAGGCTATAGAGTAAATCAGTACCTAACATCACAAGATGCTTGGTTTATTCTAACTGACGCTCCTGATGGATTAAAACATTATCAAAGAACAGGAGTTGAGACTGATACTTATGTGGATTATCAAACTGATAATGTTATGGCAAAAGCTACAGAACGTTATTCGTTTGGTGTATCAAATCCAAGAGGAATATTTGGCTCACCTAGTGCTTAAGGTAAGTTTTTTCAATACATAGGTCGGAAATCTGACCTATGTATATTATTTAAATTTAAGAGTTTTTTATATGAGAACTAGATTATCTAAATATGATGTACCTCGTTTTGTTAATATATTGTCGGCACAATCTATAAATGAAACAACTCCATTAGAATTAAATGGAGAACTTTCAAATCTTACAAATACTGAGATAAATATTATAAAAGAAGGATATAGCAGAAATATACAATTAAAAAGAGTTGGTGGAGTTGGAAATGTAGATTTTGTTATAATAGGTCTGCAAAATGGCAAAGAAGTTGTTGAAACTTTAGTAGTAGGTAGTGACGCTGAAGAATCATCTGCCAAAATATACGATAAAATATATTCTATTACACCACAAACCACCGATATAGGAACTATTAGTGGTAGTTTAGATAAAATTGGATATTTTGCTCCTCTTTATATAGATTCAACAATGTTCAACATTACTATTGTTAGTAATCATAATCAGGATGATGTTATAGATAAAAAATATAAAGTATATTCTGCATTAGAAGAAGTTCCATCTAGCTTTCAAGAGGCTATTACAGCAATAAATGACAAAACAAGAAATAGTGATTTACAGGAAGTTCTTGAGTTAGAACGTGATTATGGAACGCTGTCAAACAAAGATATCAACTTAGCTCATTATATTATAATTAGTTTTGAATTAAAAGATAATCCTCCTATAGATTCTATACTAACGTTAAGGTTTTTAAGACAAATACAATAATTTTGAGAATGCCTACTTCAAATACATATAATTTTCAATCAGTACAAATTGAGCTACTAATCAGAGATGCTTATGAGAATATAGGTATTGCTCCTGAATTTATTACGCCGCAAAAACTAGAATCGGCCAGAAGAAGTCTGAATCTTATATTGATTGAATGGATGAATAAATCTACTAATTTGTGGACTTTGCATAATGGCTTTATTGCACTAGAGCAGGGTAAGAATAAATATACTCTTGAAAACTATGTTAGTGATATAACGGAAGTTAATTTGCGCACTTCTAATCGTCAGTTAAATGGCACGGCTGCATCAAGTAATGGAGGAGTATCCGCTAATGCCTTTGATGGAAATTCTGCTACTACTTGTACTCAAGATGCTCCTAATGGTAATATCTCATATGATTACGGAGCAGGGAAGGAGCAAAACATTACTTTTTGTGGTATAACTTCACATGTTACACTAACCTATAGTTTAAGTATTGAAGTTTCTAATGACAATGTTAATTGGCAGAATGTTCTAGCTATTCCTACTCAAGTTTTTACAGCAGGTCAATTATATTGGTTTGATATAGCTGCTCCTACTAATTCAAGATATTACAGAATTCGTGAAACTGGAGGAAAAACTCTTAATATTCAAGAAATTTACTTTAATAATAATGTGCTAGATACAACAATAAGTAGTATCAGTAGAGATGAGTATTTAAAATTTCCACAAAAGAATATTAAAGGAAGACCTTCTATATACTATTTTGATAAATCTATTACACCTTCTATTTCTCTATGGCCGTCGCCAGCATCTCCTTATAATGCGATTTCTTATTCATATAAAAAGATGATGCAAGATGTAGGTCTATACACTAATACTATAGAAATTCCCTCTAGATTTTATCCAGCACTAACTGCAGCTTTAAGCTATAAATTAGCTATAAAATTTAATTCTCAAGTAGCAGATATTTTAAGCGTAGAATATCAGAATAGCTTTAACTTAGCTACAATAGAAGATACTGAAGATGTCAATATTACGATCAGACCAGAATGGCATTAGGAGGATTTAATGAGCTTTATCAAACGCTGGAAGGGAAAATATGTAACTATTAATCCAAATAATCCATCTGCACTTGGAGTGTGTGATGAGAGTGGTTTTGTCTTTAATCATAAAGATTTAACCCGGCAAATGGAATGGCGAGGTAATAACTTAGTTTGGACAGGCTTAATGGTTGGCAAACCTTATTTGGATAAGCCATGTGAGCAAAATAGACCGCCTATTGTCAAAGGAGACCCAAAGCCTGTAAGTAACCCAAGATTACCTAAAGATTATGTAAGTCCTGAAGCTAATCCAGTATTACCTAATAAGGAACTTGAGCAAAAACTAAAAAATACAAAGTGGAACGAGTAGAAAAATGTCTGATAGAAATACATTACGGATATTATCGCTAGATGGTGGAGGTATGCGAGGCTATCTTTCGGCTATTTTCTTTAAGCTTTTTGTGCAACAATGGGGAATAAATGCTAATGAGATATGGAAACATTTTGACATAATTACTGGTAGCTCTATTGGTGGTATTACCGCCTTAGCGTATGCTAGCGGAAAATCTCCCACTGATATATTGCCATTTTTTACTGAAGATGGACCATGGATATTTACAACAAGTGCCAGCACTCCATCATCTAGACCGTCAACCTTAACGAAAATTAATACTATTGTTGGCGGCCCATTAAGTAGCCCAACCTTTTATCCAAGTACCACTAATGGGATAGGAACAAAAAGATTAAAAAGTAAATTAGATAATGTCTTCGGCACTCAAACAATGCAAGATATGAAGACTAACGTTCTAATTACTTCTTTTGAAAAAAATAATACTACAACAGATTTTACTCAAGATACTAATACACCAATATATTTTTCTAATAGCAATATAGTACCAGTATTAATTGGTCAGAATAATTTAGCCGTAGATGTAGCAATGGCAACAAGTGCTGCGCCTCTATATTTTCCATCATGGCAGATTGGAGGAGATAAATATATTGATGGGGGAGTAGTACAAAATAATCCAGCATCTTTAGGTTTTGCTATAGCTAAATCTTTAAAGCCAAAAGCAAATCGTTATTGCGTTCTATCAATAGGGACTGGTCTTGGTGATGTTGGGTTTGCCTCTACCCAAAGTAATGTAGTAAAGCAAAGAGCCTTGCAGGAAGCTAGCGAACTAAGAGATAATCCAAAAGCATTTGCTGAGAAATGGCAGTTATCTAGTAGAGAAGTAAAGAACTTAGAACAAGTAGCCAATAATCTAAAAATATTAGAAGGGGCATATCTAATTATGTATTTAATTGGTGCTATGGGTGGAGGTGCTCAAGAAATAGTTGCCAAAGAATTAGAGATAGAAAGTAAATATACACTGGATAATTTATATTATTACCGCATGCAATATTATTTAGACCCTGCCAAAGATACAGAGCTTGATAATTCTACATCTTCTATACTTGCCTATTATGAGGAATCAGCAACTAACTATTTTAATAATGATATAGCCAATATTAGTAGTTTTATCTCGAGGTTAGATGCATGAATTATGATGTTTTACATAATTTTATATCGCCCGTTACAGGACGTATTCTTTGTCCTGAAGATTATATTTTAGTTGGCGATAGAGAGGGAATTGCAGATCCTAGTCCTGCTCTAATAGATACTAAACTTGATATCATAAAAATAAAGCATGATGTAAGTGAATTATTGAATAGTACATTTATATTAAAAGAAGCCAATTTTAAGTTACCTAAAGCCCAAGCTTTAAATGAATTAGCTAATGGTTTTATGTATAATACAAGTGGTATTATCAGTACTATTAATATTCCTCCATTACCTAATTTACAATATAAGCATATCTGGATAGGAGACATTAATAACAGGCCAACAGAAATAACATATAATGCAGCACCTGATAATGCTACCTATATATTACAAACACCAACTATTGGACTTAATAATGCTCAAGCTTTAAATACATTAGGTGGTGGAATATTAAAAACTACTCCCTTATCAAATGGAGTAATTAGCATAGCTTCGGGTGGTAAAGTACCTGTTATAAATGATTATGTAAGACCTCTAGATTTAATAGAAGTTGTAGAAATAGAGAAGGGAGAAAGAGTTACAGCAGATACAGTATTAGAAGCAGAAATTGCTGCATTAGAAGCTGAGTTTGAAACACAAATAGCAGTTTTAGCTGGAGTTGAAACAATAAATATTTTAGCAACTATTTTAGGTTGGATTGGTTTAGCTGCTAATACACGAAATTATTCCGAGTATATTCGTGGACAAACTTTGAATATAAAAAATACTTGGACTGCATCTGATAAAAATGATGAAGGTCATAATGCTGTTGGTGATTTTGAGTTTAGATATCCTTCTGGATATAGTTCAAGTGATAGAGGTCATGGTACTTTATGGTTTGATTCAAAAGGTAGAAATGAAAATCATAAATCAGAACCAGGTTTAAGAGTTTTTTCTTGGGATAGTGGTGGTGACCATCTTGGGTATGATGCTCCTATTTCACCAGTACATATTGGAATTTTTGGCTATCAAAATAAATATAATATTTCACCTATTCCAAATCCTACTCCTAGATATAAAGGATTTATATTTAGCTCTGATTTTCACAATGAAAATAGCAGTGATAATTATTATCGATTTCCTAAAAACTTCGGTTTATACGATGTTACCAGAACTATTAGTACTCTTACTACTCAAAGTTGGGGATGGGATCAAAAAAACACGATATTTGAATATGATTATAATTATTTTTATTTTTATCAAAAAGTAGAGCTTAAGCAACATACGATATTTAAAGATACGGCAAAGTTTGAGAAAGAAGTTATTTTTGAAGATGATATTATTTGTTCTGGTACAGGGATAATAAAAATTCCAACAGGAACAACGGCTCAAAGACCAGTAACTCCTGCTGCTGGTATGATGCGTTTTAATACTTCACTTTAATTTATGTTATAATAATAAAAAAAGAGATATAAAAATGATGTTAAATAAAAAATCCATAAAAGCCCCGCTACCTGAACCTACAGGAAAACCTGAAATTACTGATGGTTCAAATTGGTTTACCCTTGCTACTGAAAACTGGGTATTAAATTCTATTGGTAAGATTCCTGCATGTTTAGTTGCAACAACTGATAATCTAACAGCTACTTATGCTAATGGAACAAGTGGAGTTGGAGCTACTTTAACTAATTCAGGAACGCAAAGTGCTATTACTATTGATGGAATAGCGTTATCAAGCGGTGATAGAGTTTTAGTAAAAAATCAAGCATCTGCATTAGAGAATGGTATATATACAGTAACTAATACTGGTTCTGCTAGTACAAATTGGATATTAACTAGAGCTGTAGATTTTGACTCTGCCTCACAAATGATTAGGGGAAATGTAGTTGATATTATTAACGGAACTGATAACGCCGTAACTGCTTGGATGCTAACCTCAGTTATAAGCATAGTTGGTACTGATGCTATTACATTTGCTCGGCTTGCTAAAAGTGGTATTGATTCAATACTTGGTACACCTAATCAAATTGTAGTAAGTATTAGTAATAATGTAGCAACAATTGGGATTAGCACAGACCCTATACTACCTGGTAATGCTTCAGTTACTATTCCAACAGGAACAACGGCTCAAAGACCAGTAACCCCTGCTGCTGGTATGTTTAGATTTAACACTTCTTTGTGAGGTACAGTTTTAAAATGAAAAATAATAATAAAAATTCTCTACACCCACAAGGAAGACCTGAAGTTAGTGATGGCACCAACTGGTACAGTCTAGCACTAGAAGGGGACTGCATAGTTGATGATGATATTTACGCACTGCTTAATACATTAAATAGTGAGGTACTATAGAATATGCCGTTATTTTTAAAAGCACTTGACCCAGATATAGATATATTTGGCAATCGTCAAAGTTTTCATTTTAACAATGAAGAAATGCCTGATGATAATAAAGGTTTTTATTCGCTAGTTAATCATTTTACTCCAACTGCTATTACCAAGTTAGAAAGTAGTCTAGATTTACTTGATAAAGACTTAAGTGGTTTTAGGTTATTCCATGAACAGAGTCTAGATCAAACTTATGGAAGTTTATCACTGCAAACCTATTCTGTATTTGGCACAAGTGAAGATATATTCAAATATGATGAGGTAACAGACAAGTTAACATTTTATAAGGATGTAGATTTTGCTAATGGTGGAATCGTAACATCAGTTGCAATAAGTGGTTCTACAGGATTAAATGTTACTGGATCTCCAATTATTAGTAGTGGAACTATTA